ACCATCGTCCCGAACGCACCATACAACCGAGTAAGGTATCTGAGCATAAGCCCACGCTACAAGCGTATGGCCTTCAAATAAGTGGTTAGCAAAGAGCGAGAGATCCTGGCTATCGAGATCGTCAGCCTCAGCAGAATAATCAAAGTCCATAACCCTGTTGCCGTGCTCCTGAATAAAAAGAACCGTTTTGCCGATTACGACTGGCGGTACCTCTGAGCAGCCAGCATTGCCTTTATGATCATTTTGTATTGTTGTTGCCGCAAAAGGTTCTGCACCACTATGAATTACCCACTCGGATCCAGAAGTTAATATAATGAGCTTATCCAGAGATACCAAGTGTCGTATTTGATTTACCTGCTGTGCGTTAAGAGTCGCGGTAATAGCGTCGTCCGCCTTTATAGGCGAACTTACGTTCATGTTGGTATAAGCTCCGGTCTGCGTAAGCCATGTGGTGTGAGGGCTTAAGTTTGTTCCACCGAAAGCGCGACGCTGCTGATAATAAGCAACCGTACCAGGATAGTTTTCTTCGTCAAAAGGATCGCGACCCTTCGGTGGTGAGTCTGAAACGTCTGGTGCGATATTATCATCGCGGTAAGCTCTCCGGGATATCTCCAGGGGGAGCCGTCCAGGTGATATCAATATAATCAGTAGACGATAATACTGCGGCTAATGTGTTAAGTCCAAAAGTCTGAGATACGCTACCGCCAGAAGAATAGGCCGTATAACCAGTGCTATCGATATCAACCAACTCAAAAGTGCCAGTCGTTTTGTTTGCAATTATAAAGCGCCGGTCATTTAGTTCTGTCATACCGACAATGCTCGTAATAAGAACTTCAACTCCGTTATTAAAACCGTGAGCAGCAACAGACACCACGCAAGGATCTGCCTGGGTAGCACCAGTGATCGCTTTTGCGGTTAGTCCCGCCCCCGCTAGACTCTCTTCCAGCGACTCTTTCTGAACGGCCGTTACTTTATATTTATAAGTCTCTACTCCAGAAGTCGTCGGTGCTACAGTTATCCCGGTCGGATGCGCCGTTGATGGCACAAAGGAAACATCTGTCAGCGTCCATGCGTCGTGGTCTGTACGGCTTAAATCTTTTGTAGGATACGAAGGGTGCGTAATAGTCATAACGTCTGCTGATTGCGTGAACTTAAGCCTGGCGAGATCTGCTTCAAGGTAAGGCGTGGTTAACGTATACACTCTTGAAGCCGTGCCGCCAGTGCCATCGGAATACCCAGTACCGTCTACCTCAACGGAGAATAGATCATAAAGTCGAAACTCTGTAGCAGTCTTATTACCTACCTTAAATCTCTTGCCATTAATCTCAGTCATGGTGTCAACGCCGGTGAGATATACCTCATCACCATTCTCGTAACCATGAGCCCCACTTGTCGTTATCCGAATATAAGTAGTAATCAACTCCGCGTCTGTTATTGTCACGGTGGGCTCTAGCACATGGCCATTATTCTTGACAACGCGTATATAGAGATCTCCGAACTCAAGAGCATAAGTTTGTGTTATGGAAAAGGCAAAAGGTATGAGGCGGCCGGTTTTACTCTGGTCGTTTATATTGCCACCAAAAACATAGCCCGGCCTATTGGTAACTCCACCGTGAGCCATAACGATGAAATTCTTGCAGGTCGCAAGGCCAACGGTAAACTTGTCGAGGTCTACCCGACCATGCAATAAAGGTGTGAGCTCGCCGCCTGTGAACGCTGGTTGAAGTAAACCGCCCATCTATAACCTCGCTGCTATATGGTCTGCGACTCTATCTTTTCCTGGATCTCTCGACTTATAAGCCTCCAGGGTTTCTTTCCGAAGCACCTTATCACCAGTCAAGGGCATAACAAGCAGAGTTCCTAGCCACCAGGCTACCACAAGCTCAAAATCTGGATCGAATACGGCAACGGCTGTCACCCTACCCGTATAACGTAGCTCCGCGCCCACCTTATTGGTTACAATGTTCTTTGATTTTAGATCTTCCGCGCCTACTACCTCAAAAGGAATAGGATCGCTCACGTTACGCATAGGCGGAATGATCTCGTTTGCTTTAAGGCAGTCAGCCGGCACCTGGTACCTGTAGCTATACTCCCAGGTTGGAGCGCCTGAGACTAGAGCCAGGGTTACTCGCTTCTGAGCAAACTTCCATGGATGCGCTCGAAGCACATAGTCTCTGGCCCCATCGTAGTGTATTAAGCACTGTCGAGCCTCAGCGCTACTCTCTGTGAGTGCGCTGATAGTGCTCTTCGTGCCAATAAGAGACAAAGCAATATTACAGATACCTACGTCGCTGGTAGACATTATTCGCCTCCGAGTTTCGGATAGATTATCGAAGCCTTCCCTTTGTCGTTTGCAATATCTTCTCCAACGCCCAGGCTTGTTATTTGGAGGGTAACAGATCTATTCGGCTCCGGCTCTGCCTCTTCGCTCACGCTCGTTACTTTAGCAACCGCAATAAGACTAATAGACTCACCGATCTTAAAGCCTGCCTTAAGTTTATCGAGCTCTTCCTCTTCCAGTGCAATACACAGTCCCCAGGGAAACTGATCTTCCTCTGGTTCAGCACCACCACCGAGGATAGGGCTCTCTTTGCTTGTCATTGACTTTGTGCGCTTCATACTTACGAGTGGCATAGCGTCGCTCCTTGTGTGCGGGGAAAGGCGTTAACCCTCCCCCGCATAGTTACTTACTGGTAAATTACTAGTAAATTACTGGTAAAACTTCTACTGCCTTAAGAAGCCAGGGCAGGCAGCCTCAACGTGCGCCCTTGTGATAGACGCATCGAGCGCCTCCCGCAAGACGTCCATCGACGGAAGCCCCTTACTCGTCCAGTGATCGTCGTTACCGTGGTCTAGCTTGTTGAGAGCCTTAACAATCTTCGCGTCACGAATAGCGCCATCCTCATCGGCCAGGAGAACAACGTCGTCGTCGCCTTCACCCTCGTTGTCAGCGACCTCCGGCTTACCACCGACACGCTTCATCCAGAGCTTAGAGAAGTCCTCTTCCTTTAAGCACATGAATTTGCCACCCTCCGCGATACGTCTATTCGGATTCCCGTAATACCCGTCCTTTAATGCGACCACCATAAACGGCTGGTCAACTTTCGTTTTACCCATGTGACTTCTCCTTTGTTAAAAAAAAGGGAGCGGCGCGGTATGCACCGCCCCCCATCATGTCAAGAACTGCGTTATGCAGCTAACCTATATGTTCGCGTTGTTGCTCTGGTCGCCAGAAGCGATGCCAACGGTCATGTTACCGGCCGTCATAGGCCCGGTCGCTACGACGAAAGAAACACCGACATAACGCTGGTTCGTCCTGGGGAAGAACCTTATCGGGAACTTGTAGCCTGCAAGCAAGAGTGCCTCGTCGATCGCCTCAGAAGTGTAAAGAACCTCGGACGAGCTCATCGCTGAGTTGTCGTCTGTCTCTACTATAACCTGTAGAGTCGTGGAACCCTGGCCTGCAAATTCCGTAGTGACCTGAGCGAGTAGCTCGACCGGATTACCGGGGCCGTAGTCGTGATCGCCACCGAGGTCTATCACGTTCGTGCCATCAGCAGTAACCGTGACCGCCAACTTATTGCAAAATAAGTTCTCGAAATCTAATATAGACATATCGTGCTTCCTCCGTCATTTGAAAGTTAAGGATCTGTATTCTTTCGCGTTTACCTTGAGCTCGTCCCGCTCGACCTATACTATTCTGGCTTCGGTCAAAAGGAGCGAGTCACACTGGCGAATAGGTATGCCGAGGAAACTTACGACTGGCTTACCTGCGAACTCAGTGAGTCCGAGGTTCACGTTCGCCTTGTCCTTCGCGGCCTTATGAAGAGCTATCATCACCTCTTCTGGTGCGTAGAACGCCTTATTGCCGGGTGTCTTGCGGAACTTGTAGTAAGCGTCGATAAGGAAATCATCGACGGCTACTGAACCGGCCGCCATAAAAGATACATCGAGGTTAGCGATCCGTACAGTACCGCGCCAGTCGCGAACGGTAAGACCGATATCCCACTTGTAGTGATCCCTGTAACCCTGATAGAGTCCACCGGCTGCGTCTGTTAGCGTCTTCTCACCGAGGTCTTCCTGCAATAAGCCGCCCTTAGAACCCTTCGGATAGATAAGATGCGTAGCGTTCGGCCCCCAGGTAATACCCCATATGGAGCAATTATCTGAACCGGTACCGCCCGCGTCAACGATATTCCAGCCGCTCTTAGTCTTATCTGTACTAAGAGAGTCATATCTCGGAGAAAGGCCCATAAACTTCTCAGGGACGGTCTCGGTGTTACCGTAGAACATGGCGTCGGCCATATCGATATTCATACCATCGATGTGAACCATAGACAATGAGA